CAGCTATTTAGATGGAGATAGCTACAATCGTTGCATAGTCAATTGGATCGAAACCATCCTCATCCTTAACATCTCGCGGCTTGAGCTCGCTCATAGTCCCCCCGGAGGCCCCTTTCTGTCGGGCCCGAAGGGTTTCGAACATAGTTCGAAAGGATGCTGCAGGACGAGGGCCTGGTAAGGCCTCGACTCGCGGGATTTGAACCGGTTCCGGTTCCTTCACCACATCCATAGGTTGGTGTTCGGTACGAACACGAACCTTTCTTGGGAGAACCACTGCATTGAATAGACGCATAGTCCGCTTAAACCAAGGATCTGTTATAAACGCCTTAGGTGGCTTACGAACATTGTCCACTACCCAGAAGGATTTACATTTGTAATACTCCAGAGTAGGGGGAGAAGGTTCGTCGTCACCAGAGTAAGGTATAGCCTCGGTCCAGAAAGGTACGGAATCGTAAGATTCACATAACTCTTCCAGTCGGAGGAGGTACTTTTCAGCCTCCCAGGGGGACGAAGATCCTTCGATCTTCGTCAACAGTCAATTCATTGGAGAGATAAACCGCAACTTATACGCGGTTAGCTCCAACGCTTGCTGTCTTCCCCGGGCTATAACCTCATTATGCTTACGCATATACGCTTGTAACAGGATCATTGGATCCGGTTTCCCCGGAAGCAATATAGGCTCTTTGGGTACTCTCGGAAGCGAGAGGGCCTGAAGATCCGGTAACTTGAGCTCAGGATCAACAGTGTGCAGCATTACAGAGTAATGTTCTTCACACTGCTGCCATAGCTCACGCGCCAAGATACGTCCATGACGTATCTCGACGTGACCTTTCAGTAGGTACCGGAAGCACCATACCATGAACACTCTATCCACATCACATGCGTGACGGGTAATGTGCCTTATCATAGGAAGTAGGTGTAGACGCGAGTCTAACACCTTAGCCTCGGTCTCTTTTACAAGAGACCGGGCGTAACCTATAATAAAGTCCACTACCCGCGCCCCCTCTGTCGAATTACACGACAGAGGGTCCTTCCGCATTCGACCTAACACCCTCAGAGGATCGACCTCAGGTGGGCATAAGCTCACCCTTGGAAGAGCCACAAAGGGACTTACTCCGAAGAGACGAGACGTAAGTGTCGTCGAACCGAGTAATAATGTTAGGAGGAGACGGAAGTCCCATACTCCTTTATTCTTCTGAGGCATTGTCATGGATCTTACGATCCGCCTCAGCTGATGAGGGCTCGCGAGAGACCTAATCAGACCAAGAACCCAGCCTTTCCCTTTCATATCAGAGTTCCACCTTCTCCAAACCCGGGATGCTCTCTCTGAACTAGCGCTAGCGTTAGTCCGAGAAAGCTCCTCGACTAAGGATAATGGTGAAACATTGACATGACCGAGATAGGTCTGGTTGGCGAAGTTGACAAACTTCCCAAATGACAAATAATCCTTGACCCCTCCGGTACGAACACCGAAGGAAGTCAATACCGAAAGGTATTGCTCCGCGACCTCTCGATCGGCAGAAATCTCTAGATCATCACCTAGTATACGGTACGTATAGAAGGGGAATTTTCCTACTTCGAATGCAGCGAACTGCACTAGAGCATGATGAACTAGCGCCATAGAAGCCCAAGAGGATAAGGCACCCATCGGTTGCCCAACGGCATACCGTACCCTCGAGGAGTTATACGACGTTAGATTTCTAACGAGTCGATTGAATCGCATACGGAGCGCGATCTTCCTAGAAGCAGAAAGCTTCTTCCATAATCGAATGTTCTTCCACTTTAACCAGGCGTCCAAGAATTGGGCCCGCAGAGCTGCGGTCCCCTTTCTATAGACTCCATGGTAGAGAAGGAATTCCGACCAAGTCGGCACCGGCCATTTTGGGACCGAAAATGGACGGTCAGACAACAGTCTCATCCACAAGTGGACGAGTCTGTCCCCTAACGGGCGACTAAACAGAGAGTAATATAACACTCTGGGTAGTCGATCTGTTGCAGACTTGAGGTCATACGCCCATTGACCCTGATGGTCTTCAGCTACCAAGGTAGCCAAAGATCCATCCTGATCAAAGGTCGCATCAGTCGGAAGTGTCTTTAGACACTTGAACATCCAATCATGGAGTGGTTTACATACCATTTGAGTCCAATAATCGACTATCGCGAAGACCCGAACTTTTCCAGAAGGTTCATTCTTGATCGCCAGTTTCGAGAGCCTGGGAATCGACGTGTTCCCAAATCCAAATGATTCACCATCCTCGTATCGTGCGTTAGCACCCATACGAGTGGTGATGAATTCATCCTTTGTCTTCGCCCTAGGGCGTTGACGGAAATGGAAACCTGTCGTTCCCTGATACCACTTAGAAGCATCTCGCATGAGATAGCGAAATACGGCTAAGGGTTCAGCTGCCGAAAAATGTTGAAGCAACTCGACTATATAGTTTCGAGGAGCATACAACCAGGCTAACGCATCTTGAAGGTACCCAAGATACGATACGGAAACGTTCGGACCGGCCTTAGTAGAATAGTACGGCTCAATCTGTTTAACAGTAAAAGGAGGAAACTCCTGTTTACTTCGTTCCCTATCCTTCCACTCCCAGAAGTGCTTATCGCAGAACTCCATAAAACTTTTCAGTTTTGGAGACCAAACGATTCCAGGATCCGTCAGAGATGACAGATCTGG